CAGTATCAAGTTCTAACGCCTCGGTGACGGTGCCGAAATAGCGATTACCTAAATCAGCATCACAAGTACTTACATCAATGGAAACTTCCATGCCTTCGATTAATTCTGGCAAGTTGTAAGCTTGGCTTACAGGTTCGGCTTCCAGTTCTGCTATGCGCTTTTTTGCTGTTTCCAGCTCGCCCAGCAGCGCCAAGACGGTAGCCGGATTGGCTGCGGCGATGAATTCAGCATTGGCCTGCTGTTCCATTTGGAAATCTTCATCGAAACCGCTTTCTGGATGCGCTCCTTCAATTCTGCAAATTGGAATATATCCAGCAGCCTCGCGATGAATTAGTGCATCATCACCATCAAATCGGCCCTCTCCATATTCGAGCGACCACACACCACACGTTGCTTTCTCTGCCTTTTCACGCAGTACCTGATAGTCAATCTTGCTCACTGGCTGCCTCCTTTGCGAAGCTGGGCGGCTAACTCGTCACATATGTGCGTCAAAGAGCAAAGTTTGATTGATGGGTGTTCTCGCATCATCTCTACCCCCTGTGCCCGCACTTCAGACAGGAAAGCATCAGTGGCTGGCATATTTCCTGTTGCCTTCATGGCCTCCAAAATAACCAGAACGCCATCTCTCCCAATCTCCTCACAGATAACCTCGGTGCTGTCGCCAACAACATCGCAAAATGCCTGAACTGCTTTACGAGCCAGCTCACTCTCCGCCGACAGCGCCGCGAGATTAGTCTCAAGCTCTGCAATTCGGCACATTGCATCAATATTTGTGTCCTCCAGCCGCTTAATTTCATCCAGTAGCGCCAGCACAACCTGCGGTGTGACCTTCATACGAAACGCAAGCAATTTTTGCGGCGTTGCCACGACTTTTATTGCTTCTGCCGCCTCACGCAGCGCCAGTGTGTCGATGTTGCTCATTGTGCCTCCTCGATTTCGTCCCATTCCACCCAGGCATTCTCTCCATCAGCATCGATTTCACCTTTGTGACCGCATTTGGAACAGACGGCCTCATCACCCGCCCACAAAGAATCTTTGGTTACCGACCATCCTGTTACCTTGGCTTTGCCGTGCTGGCACTTAGGGCAATCATCAAGCCATTCGACTTCGACCGTTAACGGACCAAATCCATGTTCAGTTCGGATGCTCATAACTGAACTCCTTTGCGAAGCTGGGCGGCTAACTCGTCACATATGTGCGTCAAAGAGCAAAGTTTGATTGATGGGTGTTCGCGCATCATCTCAACCCCCTGCGCCCGTACTTCAGCCAGGAAAGCGTCGGTGGCCGGGGTTTTGCAGGACATTTGAATTGCCTTCTCAGTGTATAAAACACCCGTTCGATTGGCGGTATACATGATGGTGTTTACAGCATCTTGATGTGCTGATTTCACAGCCTCAACTTCAGCAGCCAGCGCCGCGCACTTGGCCTCCGCTTCAGCAAATTTACGCACCAGATACTCAGCATTTGTTTCGTTAACCTTTAAATCTCGTGGGATGCATTTACCTTTCAGAAAACCATCCATCTCAATTAGTGTCATTTGTTTCATTTCTTTCCACTCCACCACATCGCATTCAGATATTTGTTTTGATTCACTGACGGAAAAGAATTTCTCTTAAGCAATTCCTCTCTCGATGGCATTGGCTTTACGCGCTGGCGAATAATCATTTCTGCCGGAAGAATGCCGGGATTGTATGCAAGTCCTCTCATGATTTACTCTCCACGAACTGGTCAATAGCCATGCTAAGTGATACACCTAAAGTCTCGATATGCTGCTGAATATCCTGTAGCGTCTGCGCCTGAGATAACAGGATTTCACGGTTGCATAACTCTTTTACCAGATGCTCAAACTTGCTGTAATAACCGATACGACTTAATGTTTCTTTCCCTGCATTATCACCTTCTTTGATAACTCCTATTTCACTAAGAATCAGATCGTGTTTTGTTCCGGTAATAACGTATTTGCCTAGGTCGATGTTTAGCTTCATTGTTAATTACTCCATGTTAATTTATTCGTATGCCTTCTCTTTCTTCATCGAGTTTTTTTAGCTTGTATCGCATAGCTCTTACTGAATAAATTGAGCGGCAGGTTGCAATTGCTATTTCTTCTGCGGAGAACTTACCGAAAAGTGATACTTCGGCTCTTGTCCAGCGTCTTCCACGAAGTCGGCTAACAATGTCAGCGCCAATCCTTGTTGCTTTCGCCATTACTGCTTTTTCAGTCCTTTCCAGTTTTTCAGCGATAACTTCAACTGGCATTGTCGCCGCTACTTCGCGCAAGAAATCGACTTCCCATTTCTCCCATGGAGTCTTTTTCATAGGCGATACCGTTATTTGATAAGAAGTGAAGGTTTCCCAACTTTGAGTTGAGCGCCGGGGATATTTATTCCTGCTTTTAGTTGGTGTTTGATTGCCAGTTTGTCGGCTTTAATTGTCGTTTCAAACTCAACGTATTCAGGAGGAAGGGCGCTTGAGTCGATGATTTCTACAGTTTCTGACGGTTTGCGGATTGTTACCTGGTGAATACCTGCTCGAATATTTTTCTTGCCAACCATTTCAAGCGATGACGCTATATATGATTTGATGCTGTCAATCTTATTTTGAATTACTGCGGCTCGCTCATTCAGTGACTTTGCCTCTTCCTTGAGGCGTTCGGCATAACCAGATTCATTTTTAATAATGGAAAGAAGTTGCTCTATTTTATCGGTAAATTCTCCTTCCATGCCTTCTATTGTGTCAGCAATCATCTCTGGTTCTAAATCTGAATCCATCAATTTTGCGTATTCATTGGCAATTTCATATAGTTTGCTCACTGGCAACCTCCAGTTTCGCTTTGCATTCTGCGTAAATGGCTTGTACGTTCTGCTGCAATTTCATTCCAGATGTCAGGCGATATGCTTCTGCAAAATATCGCTTCAAATCGTCCATGTTTTCTGCCTGAGCCATTTCATCGCAAAGAAGTTGTGCTTTATCCATTATTTCCTGCTGGCGTTTCCGTTCATCTTCGCGGATATCTTCCTCTGATTTGTGCGGCATAACTGGTTCAGTCCACACACCTTCTTCTTCGTTTAGTACGTGAATAGCACTATCAAGACGTGATGCCTTAGGCCAATACTTGCTTGCACGCTTTACGACCGTCTTTCGCGCCATCTCATTCCAGTGATTTACCCATGGTCCTTTATCGCTGAATGCCGCCTTGCTTGTTTTCCTTACAGCCTCAATTTCAGCCAGACTCATCTCTTCCGTTAGATAATCACCTGCCGGCGTCTTAACTGTGCAGTAAACGCCAACGATATCACCACGATCACCGAAGGCGTTGTATTTATGGGTTGGTGCTTTATCAAGCCCGTTTGACTCATAGGTATCGTTAGCATGAACAAGTTTTGCCTGACCCCATGAGATAACACCAGACTCCATTGCAATATGGAGCAATCCCATATAACTGATATCAAGGCAAACCATGCCGTCGCGCGGAACCAGATAAGCCAGTTTGCTGGCCGGGTTTAAGGTGATGCCGATCGCCGCAACATTGATGATGGCGTTCTGTGCACTGGTTGGATTTGCCAGTGCTGTTTTAGCCAGGCAATCATTTTTCTGGAAATACTGAATTGCAAACTGGCTTTCCTTAGCCCATGTCACCGTCTGTTCAGTCAATGCTCCGCAGAATAACTGCTCCTGCTGTTTAACGAATTCAACGATATTGCTCATGCTGCTTCTCCATAAATGTGTCTGCGTTTGAATATTGCGAAGGCATATTCAGCCTTAACTCTTTCGGTTATTGCATCCCAGAACCATTCAGCGGCTTTTTCCTGATAGTTACAGTCATCATCTTCCAGCCAGTCGATAGCGTCCTTAGTGTGTTCATCTGGTTTATATGAGCGAAGCATTTCGCTTATTGGGTCGCAACGTTTGCAGAGACGATCAACTTCACTGTTGATTCGTTCGTAATCATCATCGGTAAAACTTGCGATTATTTGCGATATTTCACGCTTATCATTCAGAGTCAGAATCATCATCTTTCTCCTGTTCTTTGTGCTGATTGAGCATTTTGTTCATCTGACGAATGAATTCTTCGTCTGACCATGTATCCGCAACGCTCATTGCTTAACGACCTTAATCAGTTGAGTTACCTCAATGATGTCCTCGCATAAATCAGAGTACTGAAATGGGCCGCAGTTGTGAGAGTTAGTGCGTCTGGCGAAAGCCATTCTTCTAAGCTCTTTCAGGGCTTCTTCCAGTTCCTCGTAAGTTGGTTTTTTCATGGATGTACCTTTTGATTCAGAAACTCAACAAGACGATCCAGCAAGCTCTTAACGCGAGGTTGTTTAAAGTCTGCTCCGGTTAAAATATTTTTTCGTGAATGCTGCACCGATAAAATTGGGTTGAAAGGGCGAACCGATGCCGCCCCTGCAATAGCGAACTGTTGCATAGGATGCTCCTTCTGTTTGATTGCATAACGAAAACGCCTCAAGTGAAGCGTTATTGGTGTGCGGTAAAGCCGCGCTTGGCGGCTTATTTGAAGACTTCTATGAAATCAAGAACTGATGATATTTCGTGGTTGAATGATTTTCTTTTATATCTTTCTATCGCAGAGTCTACCTGGTGTTTATAGTCATCGTCGTTTGAGTATTTAACGAAGCATTCTATTGTCTCAGGAGTTACAGCTATAAGGCTCCACCAACCTTCATCAGATTGATATTCAAATCCCATGCTTTCAAGCCATCCAGCATATTTCCCTCCTGCATCTTGCCAGTGTGTTTTTTCTGCAAGGAAGCTGTTAACCGTCATATGTGCATCAAGGCATTTATCCAACTGTTTACCATTAAGTAGCCATGCGCTGACAGTTGCACATCCCAAATCAACTGATTGAGTAGAGATATTGAATTGGTCGTAATTATCTGGATTAACCAGAATATCTGCAATTTCCATAATTCCTCCGTCAAAAAAATCGCCCTCACATTAGAGGGCAAAGAAGATTTCCAATAATCAGAACAAGTCGGCTCCTGTTTAGTTACGAGCGACATTGCTCCGTGTATTCACTCGTTGGAATGAATACACAGTGCAGTGTTTATTAGTATGCCTGTCTTTTAACCACATCAGGCTCGGTGGTTCTCGTGTACCCCTACAGCGAGAAAAATAGTAAAATCCTCTTACCCCTACAGTAAGAGAGTGATTTATATGTCTGATGAAAAAGGAATAATAAGTAGGATTACAGATGCAGTTTCTGGTGCCGGAGGTGCTCTGATGAGTGCTGTTGGCGCAGTAAAGGAAATCCAGAAAATGCAAATAGACTACTCAGTAAAAGAAAAAACATACGAACTTGTCGATAAGCTCATGGATGCCCAACAGCAGCAAATGTCACTTAATGAGCTTTTGATGATTTCTAAGGACAAGATCATTGAGCTTGAAGAAAAGATAAATCGAGCCTCTAAGTGGGAAGAGGAAAAGAAAAACTATGAGATGTATACACCTACTGTTGCTACGGTGGTTTATCGTCTCAAAAAATCGGCAAATACCGGTCAGCCAATGCACTATCTTTGCGCTCAATGCTATGAATCTTCTGTGAAATCCATACTTCAATACGAAGGATTTGCACCACCTTCTAACCATAGGATGAGATGCCATAGGTGTAACGCCTCCTATCTGTTCCCTAAATCTGCATTTTCTAAATAAGTGATATAGATTTACCTTTAATTTTCTGGCGTCCTCTGCATGTTATGCCGCGTTCGCCAGGCTTGCTGTACCATGTGCGCTGATTCTTGCGCTCAATACGTTGCAGGTTGCTTTCAATCTGTTTGTGGTATTCAGCCAGCACTGTAAGGTCTATCGGATTTAGTGCGCTTTCTACTCGTGATTTCGGTTTGCGATTCAGCGAGAGAATAGGGCGGTTAACTGGTTTTGCGCTTACCCCAACCAACAGGGGATTTGCTGCTTTCCATTGAGCCTGTTTCTCTGCGCGACGTTCGCGGCGGCGTGTTTGTGCATCCATCTGGATTCTCCTGTCAGTTAGCTTTGGTTGTGTGTGGGAGTCGTAGTCCTGAACGAAAACACCCCGCAATGGCACATTGGCAGCTAATCCGGATTCGCACTTCCGGCCAATGCTTCGTTTCGTATCACACACACCAAAGCCTTCTGCTTTGAATGCTGCCCTTCTTCAGGGCTTAATTTTTAAGAGCATCACCTTCATGGTGGTTAGTGCGTCCTGCTGATGGCTTAAAATATACCTACAGGTAAAACTGTTGTCTATACCTGCAGGTAAATAAAATTGGTGTGAGAGTTTACCTGTTTGAATTTTCAGGTAATTAATTTTTTGGATTGATATAAAAAAGCCCGCTTTGCGGGCTGAAAGGAGATGTCAGAAGCTATTTGGATTGCTTGGCCATTGCGGCAATTTTGATTCTACCGGGGTGTGTTTGGGTTTGAGTCCGTTTAAGTAGTCAAGACGCTCAATGGCGCATTTATACATAGCAATCTGATCTGATGACATGTCGTCATATGACATGCCTTTGAACTTCTTAATTATCGTTTCTGCCTCATGTATAAGATGCTTCTTCTTCATGAGTTCAGCTGTATGCTTAGAGCTTACAGGAGATAACTTTGCCCATATGAAGCAGATGATTACAACAGCGACCACTATACCTGGTATAAACATTTGCTGCTTTATCCTCAAAATTTTGGCAGATCGTCCTGGTCTACGTACCTAGTGTGTTTCACAATAGCTGAAACAAAATGCATTTTATCAACTTCTTCAACAGGAAGAGTGATTGGACGGTGATCGCTGTTTATACTACTAAACTGATAGTCTCCGTCTCTTGTTTTGTTCATGATCTTTATCATGTTATGACCATCTTTGGTCCTTACAAAGACTTCATCACCTGGATGTACTGGCGTATTTGGTTCAATAACAACATATTCTCCTGACTGAATCCTTGGCCACATGCTGTCACCCTTAACCTTCAGACCGTAAGCATCTTTATCGCCACTGTAGATGCTTAACCAACCGGATCTGAATTCAATCATATCCACTGAGCCATCAACTCCCAAAACGGCTTCACCAATTACCGGAACAAAACCCGCACGAACGTTACCCGCAAACTCAAGATGGTCTGCAGATCCAACTTTGCTATCTGCAAGCATGTCCATCCATCCGCGTGGGAGATTAAAAGATTTTTCAATTAGTTCCATCATATCGTCAGCAATGCGTTTTTTTCCGCTTTTTCCTTCCGGATACAGCATTCTGGAAACGTATGATGGTTCCCTTTCTATTCGACGAGCCAACTCTGAGGCCTTTCCATTACAGAATCGGTCTCTTATCTCTATCAGCCTTAGTCGTCTTTGTTCGTATTTATCCATGATTTAATTCTATCTTTGATTACCTATCGGTAAATAACCTGTGGGTATTGATTTGTTTTTTACCTGCAGGTAAACTCACCTTATTCAACAACGGGAAGGAGATAGCAAATGGAAGAACTCCGCTTGTATCTGAACTCCCTTTCACTGGAAGAGCAGAGAGAATTTGCCACCAAGTGCGGAACTTCTATCGGCTATTTGAGGAAAGCACTTAGCCGTAATCATGAATTGGGCGCAGCACTTTGTGTTCTGATTGAGAAGTTCAGCAATGGTGAAGTGACTCGCAAAGACCTTCATCCGGTTGATTGGGAAAGCATCTGGCCTGAATTAATGGCTGCTTAAGTTATCAACGCTCTTACACATTCCAGCCCTGAAAAAGGGCATCAAATTAAACCACACCTATGGTGTATGCATTTATTTGCATGCATTCAATCAATTGTTATCTAAGGAAATACTTACATATGGTTCGTGCAAACAAACGCAACGAGGCTCTACGAATCGAGAGTGCGTTGCTTAACAAAATCGCAATGCTTGGAACTGAGAAGACAGCGGAAGCTGTGGGAGTTGATAAGTCGCAGATCAGCAGGTGGAAGAGGGACTGGATTCCAAAGTTCTCAATGCTGCTTGCTGTTCTTGAATGGGGTGTCGTTGACGACGATATGGCTCGATTGGCACGACAAGTTGCTTCGATTCTCACCAATAAAAAACGCCCGGCGGCAACCGAGCGTTCTGAACAAATCCAGATGGAATTCTGAGGTCATTACTGGATCAATCCACAGGAGTCATTATGACAAAACAACTCAGTCCTTACCAGGACAAAATTCACAAACACATACTACGTGATCGCTTCCTGTCCAGCTTCAAGCAGCCTGGTCGATTCCGGGCTGAGTTGGAAAAGGTGAAGCTGATGCAGAAGGAGAAAGGTCATGAGTAACATATCTAATCTAGCCGAAGCCAGAGAGGCCAGAAGGCTACAACAACCGCATCAAAGCAGCGGTAAGGGGTATGCCTTGCTGCACCGTAAAATTATGGATGTGCCGTTTTACAAGGACGCAGAAGCAGCGCATCTGTGGGTTCACTTAATCCTCAAAGCAAAGCATACGCCTGAGTATGTAATGACTGACGCAGGAGAAATTCTGGTAGGCAGAGGGAAGCTACTTGGCGGTAGAAACTCTCTGGCGTTTGAAACAGGACTCAAACCAGATCGCGTTCAGTACCTGCTTAGAAAGTTCAAAAAACTCGGCATGATTGACTGGGTTTCACACGGTAAATTCTCAGTTTTCTCGGTAGAGAAATATGACGATTATCAGTCAAATTTTGTACCAGCAGATTACCAGCAAATTACCACCTCAAAGCCAGCAATACCAATGCCTGCAAGCAATACTGTACCAGCAGATTACCAGCAAATTACCACAGATAAAGAATATAATAATATTATCTCTAATACTGACGTATTAGAGAGTGCCACAGCAGACAAAAAGTCTGACAAGAAAAAACCTCCCGTTAGCTGTCAGGATGTTGTCGATGCTTACCACGAAATCCTTCCTGAAGCGCCAAGAATCCGCGCACTGAATGACAAGCGTAAAAACCAGATCCGAACGTTCTGGCGCAAAGCCGGAGTGATAACCCGCCAGCTTGACGGGCATGGGTTCACGATGCAGGACTGGAGAAATTATTTGAGCTACGTTGGCGAAAATTGCCGATGGATGTTCGAAGAGCGCCCAAACCATCAACGCGGAACCGTCTGGCACAAAAAGGGATTTGATTTCCTGCTTAACGACAATACCTACCTGAAAGTTCGTGAGGGTGAACACGATGACCGATAATTTTTATGCGCCGCCCCATAGCATCGAGGCAGAGCAGGCGGTGATTGGTGGATTGCTTCTGGATGATGACAGCAGTGAGCGCGTCCGGAAAGTTCTGGCGATGCTGAAGCCTGATTCATTTTACAGCCGACCACACAAAATCCTTTTCGAAGAAATAACCAGAATGCACCGGGAACAAAAGCCAGTAGATGGCCTGACGCTTTTCGATGAACTGGAGCGTAAATCGTTAACGGCGTCTGTTGGCGGTTTTGCTTATATCGCTGAGATCGCAAAGAACACGCCAAGCGCAGCAAACATCGTTGCCTATGCAATGCAGGTTCGTGAAACCGCAATGGAACGCTACGCCATCAACCGCATGACTGAAGCGACGGAATTGCTCTATTCCCGCAACGGAATGACTGCAACGCAGAAGTACGAAGCTATTCAGGCGATTTTCACGCAACTGACAGACCATGCAAAAACCGGATCGCGTCGCGGCCTTCGCTCATTTGGTGAGGTCATGGAAGACTGGGTTAGCGACCTTGAGAAGCGATTTGACCCGTCAGGCGAACAACGAGGAATGAGCACGGGGATCCCATCGCTGGACAGGATGCTGTCACCGAAAGGTCTGGTGAAAGGCTCTCTGTTTGTCATTGGCGCTCGCCCTAAGATGGGGAAAACGACGCTATACAGCCAGATGGCAATCAACTGTGCAGTGCATGAGAAAAAGCCTGCTCTGATGTTCAGCCTTGAAATGCCAGGTGACCAGATACTGGAAAAACTGGTAGGGCAGAAGTCTGGTGTTAACCCGAATATTTTTTACCTTCCGGCGACAAATGACGCTGATGACGGCTATCAGGGTGATTACGATGGTGACTTCAACAGGGCGATCGAAACAGCCAATCGCTTGAGTGAAATCGACATGCTTTACATCGACGACACGCCGGGATTATCTCTGGCTCAAATCGTCAGCGAAAGCCGTCGAATCAAGCGAGAAAAAGGATGTGTTGGCATGATTCTGGTCGATTACCTGACACTAATGACTGCTGAGAAGGCCGATCGCAACGACCTTGCTTACGGCATGATCACCAAAGGACTGAAGAACCTTGCCAAAGAGCTTGATTGCGTTGTTGTGCTTCTGACACAGCTTAACCGCGCACTGGAAAGCCGAACCAATAAACGCCCATTACCAAGTGACTCACGAGATACAGGGCAGATTGAACAGGATTGCGATTATTGGGTGGGGATCCATCGTGAAGGTGCTTTTGATGACAGTGTTCCTCCTGGTGAAACCGAACTAATCCTTCGTCTCAATCGTCATGGCAATACCGGCACGGTGTATTGCATTCAGGCAAATGGCGCTATTTATGACACAGACCAACAGTCTGCTGAAATGCGCCGCCGTGAACGCGAGGAACCGCAGTCCAAGAAGAAAGGAGGATTCTGATGAATAAAAAACAATTAGCCATTCTCGAAAAGGCATGGGATGCACAAATATCATGCGCTTTGAAAGAACAGGCACTACCAATAATCCAGACCAAATCGAAAATAGCCAGGCAGTTATGCGATGAAGGATTCCTGAACGAAGTTGAGATTACGCACCAGATGGTAACGTTCAAAGGGTATGAGATAAATCATCATGGTATAGCAGCGTATTGTTCCCATCTTCCTGATGATGTTGACATTGATGAAATGGAAAGGGAGATGAAGCAATGACCATCTACATCACTGAGCTTGTAACAGGCCTGCTGGTAATCGCAGGCCTTTTTATTTGGGTGAGAGGGAAGTCATGAAAAAAATAACCTTTGAAATTCGATCTCCAGCACATCAGCAAAACGCTATTCACGCAGTACAGCAAATCCTTCCAGACCCAACCAAACCAATCAATCAAATAACTCAGCAGAGACTTAAAGAAGTCCTTCTCTACGATGAGTTAACAGGGAAATTCACATGGAAAGTAAAGAAATGCCAGAGAATGAATGCTGGGGATATCGCAGGGCATAAGAGTAGCGAAGGCTACTGGGTAATAAAAGTCGATGGAAAACTTTATAAGGCACACAGGCTGGCGTGGCTCTATATGAATGGCAGTCTACCAAAAAGTGATATCGACCACATAAATCTCGTTAGGGATGACAATCGTATAGCAAATCTTAGATTGGCAACTCGATCTCAAAACATCCAAAACGTAAACAAAAAGGCAAATAACAAATCAGGATATAAAGGCGTTTCATGGGATAAGAAATCAAGAAAATGGAGGGCGCAAATCGTAATCAACAAGAGGAAAGTTAATCTTGGGTTTTACGATGACCCAAAGGAAGCTCATAAAGTATATGCAAATAAAGCGGATGAATGTTTCGGCGAATTTGCGAGGTATTAAAATGAAATGTGTCAAATATCACCTTACTAATGAATCTATAAGATATAACGCCATTCAGTATCTTAGGACATGCGATTTAGACATCATTGTCGAGTTTAAGCAGCGCAACCGCAGCTTAGACCAAAACAGGAAGCTATGGGCCTGCTTAGGTGACGTCTCTCGTCAGGTTGAATGGCATGGTCGCTGGCTGGATGCAGAAAGCTGGAAGTGTGTGTTTACCGCAGCATTAAAGCAGCAGGACGTGGTGCCTAACCTTTCCGGGAATGGCTTCGTGGTAATAGGCCAGTCAACCAGCAGGATGCGTGTAAGCGAGTTTGCGGAGCTATTAGAGCTTATACAGGCATTCGGTACAGAGCGCGGCGTTAAGTGGTCAGACGAAGCCCGGTTAGCACTGGAATGGAAAGCGAGGTTTGGAGACGCCGCATGAAACACTGCTACCGCTGCGGAGAAAGCAAAGACGATTATCGATTCCGGCCAAATCAACCTTATTGGCACCAATGGTGTATCAGATGTGAGCGGTCGCCAGTAGGTAATTTCCCGCTGCCAGAGACGAAGGAGGACGTATGGCACGACAGCGACGAAGTATCACCGACATAATCTGCGAAAACTGCAAATACCTTCCAACGAAACGCTCCAGAAATAAACGCAAGCCAATCCCAAAAGAATCTGACGTAAAAACCTTCAATTACACGGCTCACCTGTGGGATATCCGGTGGCTTAGAGAACGTGCGAGGAAATGACAATGGATTATTCACAGTTAAGTGATTTTGAAATTAACGTGGCGGTATTCGAAGCCATTCATAACGGATCACCGGATTACAAAGAAGGTGAGAATGGCGATATGGTGTTTGTCTCATTTGAGGGAGACATTGTAAACGGAGACGCAGTTGAAGTAGAAGTTGAGCGCGGATCCTTTAACCCATGCGCAAACCCAGCAGACGCATGGCCGATTATTGAAAAATACAGGATTAGCATTATCAATCTCGATGAAGACGAGTGGGGTGCACGCGGTGTGGCCTACTGTAAATCTAAGCGAGCTATACATGAAAATCCCCTCCGCGCCGCCATGATTGTCTTTCTCATGATGCAGAGAATCCAATAATGCTTAGCCCATCCCAATCCCTTCAATACCAGAAAGAAAGCGTCGAGCGAGCTTTAACGTGCGCTAACTGCGGTCAGAAGCTGCATGTGCTGGAAGTTCACGTGTGTGAGCACTGCTGCGCAGAACTGATGAGCGATCCGAATAGCTCAATGTACGAGGAAGAAGACGATGAGTGATTACATGAAATGGTATCTCTGCCACCGCTGGTTAATTAAGTTTGCTGTAAAAGACTGGATGACAGCGGATGCCAACAAGCTTAAGCAACGAAAGGACTATTACTACGCCAGAATGAAGGAAAACTACTGCTCAATTCGCACTCGCATATTTATTAAAAAAGACCTTCAGTCAATTCTTCAATTGCGAGGGAAGGTAAATGGCTAACCTACGCAAAGAAGCACGCGGCAGAGAATGCCAGGTACGTATTTACGGCGTATGCAATGGTAATCCTGAAACTACAGTTCTGGCACATTACCGGATGGCTGGAATTTGCGGAACGGGAATGAAGCCTGACGACCTGATCGGCGCATGGGCTTGTAGCGCGTGTCACGATGAAATCGACCGACGCACCCATAACCTCGACAACAAAGACGCCAGACTTTACCACCTCGAAGGCGTGATCAGGACGCAGGCGATACTGCTGAAGGAGGGGAAGATTAAGTCATGAACGAATATCAGTTTGTGCTTCCATACCCGCCGTCGGTGAATACCTACTGGCGAAGACGGGGAAGCCAATACTACATCAGCGATAAAGGCCAGAAATACCGAAAAGACGTTCAGCAAATCATCCACCAACTCAAGTTAGATATTTTCACCAAATCACGGCTCCGCATCAAAGTCATCGCAGACGTTCCAGACTCCCGCCGCCGCGACCTCGATAACATCCTGAAAGGTTTACTCGACTCTCTTATCCACGCCGGATTTGCGGAAGACGACGAGCAATTCGATGACATTCGCGTAATTCGTGGTGTGAAAGTACCAGGCGGACGGCTTGGAATAAAAATCACCGAACTGGAGAACGTATGAACGCCACAATTCAAACGATACCAGAGCTTCTTATCCAGACACGAGGCAATCAGACCGAAGTGGCAAGGATGCTTTCCTGCGCAAGAGGAACAGTGCTCAAGTACAACCGAGACAGCAAAGGCGAGCGTCATGTAATAGTTAACGGCGTCCTGATGGTCACGCCAGGAAAAAAGGGAAGACGATGAGCATAAGAGAGCTAAACCTCACCAAAGAACAGCACGATTGGCTGAATGGCTGGCTTGAGCTGTGGGGCGCATGGGTTTATTCAGGTCGTCTGGAAAAGCGCATGAGCAGCGTAATAGCGAAGTTCATGGAGAGCGTAGAGCCGGGAAGAGTTATGACAAGGCCAATGTGTAATGATGATGATGGAATGTTGATTTCTCAGGTCGTCGATTCCGTCATGTACATTGACAAGAAAGCCTTTGGCATCCTCCTCAGCTACTACGCTCATGGTTCATCTAAGCGAGCAATTGCATCCTACTATCACGCGACTGCAAAGCCACGCAAGATGTGTGGACGTGGTGGCGAGGGATGGAGAAAACCTTCACTGGCAACCTGTAGAAACGAAATTGACGACATCCTGAAAGCGTCGTTATTTGTTTTGTACCAACCAATGCAAAATGCTTTCAAAATGCGTAAACGTGTTGAGAAAGTTAAGCATGTTGCTGTTAAAAGCCTTGACATGCAATTAGCCATTTAGCCATAATATTCACATATGCTGCTGCTTTTGCATTCAGCAACCATCACAAGCCCACCTCCTGTGGGCTTTTTTGCATTCGCGTGCAATCAAAACAAGAGTCTTAGTGATATGGGCCTGAGATATGGTGGTGGAAACATCGCTCCGCTCTTGGCTGTCATATCTACGCGAACAGGCTCTATCCCTAAGGTAAAGCGATGAAAGAAATAAAATTAACGCCAGAAATGGTGCTTTCTGTTGTTGATTACAATCCATCATCAGGCGACTTTCACTGGAGATGGAGGCGGGGAAGAGAGAGGACCACTTTGACATGGAACTCTCGTTTTGCTTTCAAGAAATGCTCATCAATAAATTCTGATGGGTATTTAATGATTATGATTAATGGTAAAGCATACCCTGCTCACAGACTGGCATGGTTGATTGTTTATGGCACCATGCCCGATGGTTTTATTGATCACATCAACAGGGTAAGAACAGATAACCGGATATCAAATCTTCGTCTTGTCACTCATTCCGAAAATATGCAGAACAGGAAAATTCAGAAGAATAATAAATCTGGATACCGTGGCGTGTCTTGGGATGCTAAGTACGGGAAATGGAGAGCAAGAATTAATGCGTCTGGAAAGTGTATTAACCTTGGATACCATGATACTGCCGAACTTGCCGCTGCGGCTTTTGAGGCCGCCAGAATGAAATATCATACCGTTTAAAGATGTAAGCTGCCGTTAGTGACTCTTAAGTTGCAACGGTGGCTTTTTTATTTGCACAACAGGTAAGAGCATTGAACCCGCAGACCTCGCGGAATTGGTGAAAGGTGCCGCGCAGTGCTCTTATCGTTGTGGTGAATGCACAGGCTGATGTGTAAGGGCAAGAATCTTTCGCTGGATTCGGTGTGGCCACGTAGCCCGCTGTAGGCAGTTGCAGCAAACCGGAGATCAGCACCGGTCGCCACAATCCAAACTGAGCCGTAGCCACTGGCTATCATGAATTCATCGGTGATAGTTACGCTGCGGCCTTCTACACATGACCTTCGTGAAAGCGGGTAGCAAGAGGTTGCGCTAACAACCTCCTGCCGTTTTGCCCGTGCATATCGGTCACGAACAAATCTGATTACTAAACACAGTAGCCTGGATTTGTTCTATCAGTAATCGACCTTATTCCTAATTAAATAGAGCAAATCCCCTCAATGAAGGGGTAGAGCATGTACCGTATGGACAAAATCAGAGAATGGTTCAGTTACAGCTTCGGAGGACTGACTGCGATGGGTGGCATTCTCTCCCTGAATGACTGGGCTGTCATCATTGGTATTCTTTGTACTGTCGGCACATTTGGCATCAACTGGTACTACAAGCGCAAAGAGCGCGAGGACAGATTGAATGGCAATGTCACCGGCACTACGAAATAGCGTAATAGCGGCGATAAGTGGCGGGGCTATTGCTATAGCATCTGTGTTAATCACTGGACCAAGTGGTAACGATGGTCTGGAAGGTGTCAGCTACATACCATACAAAGATATTGTTGGTGTATGGACTGTATGTCACGGGCATACAGGAAAAGACATCATGCTCGGTAAAACGTATACCAAAGCAGAATGCAAAGCACTCTTGAATAAAGACCTTGCCACTGTCGCCAGACAAATTAACCCGTACATCAGAGTCGATATACCGGAAACAACGCGCGGCGCTCTTTACTCGTTCGTCTACAACGTGGGGGCTGGCAATTTCAGAACATCGACGCTTCTTCGCAAAATCAACCAGGGCGATATCAAGGGCGCATGTGACCAGCTGCGCCGCTGGACATACGCTGGCGGTAAGCAATGGAAAGGGCTGATGACCCGTCGCGATATTGAGCGTGAAGTCTGTTTGTGGGGGCAGCAATGAGCAGGTTAACCGCGATTATCTCCGCTCTGGTTATCTGCATCATCGTCTGTCTGTCATGGGCTGTTAATCATTACCGTGATAACGCCATGACCTACAAAGAGCAGCGCGACAAAGCCGCATCCACTATCGCTGACATGCAGAAGCGTCAACGTGATGTAGCAGAACTCGACGCCAGATACACAAAGGAGCTTGCTGATGCTAACGCGACTATCGAAAGTCTCCGTGCTGATGTTTCTGCTGGGCGTAAGCGCCTGCAAGTCGCCGCCACCTGTGCAAAGTCAACGACCGGAGCCAGCAGCATGGGCGATGGAGAAAGCCCAAGACTTACAGCAGATGCTGAACTCAATTATTACCGTCTCCGAAGTGGAATCGACAAGATAACCGCGCAAGTTAACTATCTGCAGGAATACATCAGGACGCAATGCCTTCGATGATAGCGATAATTTTACTCATCATCCTTCACATCTGGCTCTGTAGACAGGATGGTGATCACTTCTGGAGTGAATCCAGATTAAACATCTCATTGCTGATGCTTGATATTGAGCATCTGGCGCGCGGTAAGGGGCTGCGTTGAGATAAGAGCCAGTCATCACAAACACCAGGATTTAGCCTCGCATTTGCGGGGCTTTTTTACATCTGCAGTAAACCGCGCATCGCAGCGCGTAACAATCCCGAGTCTTTCAGAAAGCTGAGCCTGAGAACTGCCGTATATGGTGGCGACCATCTCGGGGCGGCTTTTCTGTGCGAACAGGCTCACTTTCTAAAAGGTAAAGACGCTATGAACCAATTAGAAGAAAAGCTTCAAAGAATGATTTCCTTATACAAGGAAGATAACTGCCAAAAAGTTCCTGAAAACATCGCAGAGTTAATGGAATTGGCAAGTGAATTTTCTGGCATGCTTAAGTCGTCAGGTGTTCGGTCAGCGTTCTTTGTTGAAATGCTGATGCACGGCGGACTTATGGCAACAATGAGACGTGTAATGGAAGACCAGAGAAAAGAACCTCCTCAGGTATACGTTTTGTCATCGAAGAAAACTGGGCTAACCAAAATTGGGTATTCATCCAACATTCCACAACGCATCAAATCGCTTGGCAACTCTGGACCAGACTGTTTGAAGCTTGAGTGCCTGATCCCTGGCGGAAGAGAAACTGAAAACATGCTTCATCGCAAATTTGCCGCAAAGAGAAAGCACGGTGAATGGTTCGCCCTGTCCAAGGATGACATTGAGGGGTTGAAATCTGTAGCGCTTACTTCTGATGGCTATTAATGCTTGTTTAGAGCAATTTTCATAACAGCTCTTCATTACAAAGCCCATCTACGGGTGGGCTTGATAATGAAACCGGAATTTATTCTGGGCAACCAGTTACGGCAGTACCACGAAACAACCCAAGCCAGTAAGTGGGGAAATAACACTGGCAGCCACTGAAAGATGAACCTCCTGCCTGATGGCAAAAAAGATTCTTTGTGGTGGCGGACTGATGGAAAGACATCGGTTATTGCAGAGGCCATTCAATGAGTGGTCTCGACAATGGCTTATACCCTACACGGGATAACTTAACTGATATCCCTTTTAACGGATAAATGGAGCCAACAATGGCAGAGATTATTCCCATGACTGAAGAACAGAAATTCCAGTTAGAGATTTACAAACTGGTCATGAACCAGAACGCAGCCGCAGAAGAAGCATTTCAGTTCATTGGCACTGACGAGCTGAAGCTTGAGCTATTCAAAATTCACTTCCAGTCAGGCGGCGCTAATTCAGATATCACGACCCGCACTATCGAAGCGGTGCGTAAATCGAAGGAAGCGTTAGACCTGTTCACTACCGGAGCATAAACATGGCGCGCCCAACAAAGTATCAAGAGGCGTACGCCGAACAGGCACGCAAACTGTGCTTGCTGGGCTACACCGATGCAGAGCTTGCTGATTTCTTCGAAGTCAGTGAGTCAACTATTAACAAGTGGAAGCTTGATTATCCTGAGTTTTCGGAGTCCATAAAAAAGGGTAAGGCCGTCGCTGATGCAGAAGTTAGTGATCGTCTTTATCAACGCGCTATGGGCTTCGTGGCTCCAGACATCGATATTCGTGTTATTGAAAACAGAATTGTCGAAACTCCGCTTGAGAAGTATTACCCGCCTGATACAACCGCCGCCATCTTCTGGCTTAAGAACAGACAGAAGGATAAATGGCGCGACAAGGTTGATCACGAGCTAACAGGCAAAGACGGCGGCGCAATCCAGATTGAAACATCACCGATGAGCACTCTGTTCGGAAAATGACCTCGATTAATCCTATCTTTGAACCGTTCATTGAGGCGCATCGCTACAAAGTCGCCAAAGGCGGTCGAGGTAGCGGTAAGTCATGGGCAATTGCGAGGCTGCTTATTGAGGCGGCGCGTCGGCAACCTGTGCGTATTCTCTGCGCTCGTGAACTGCAAAACAGTATCAGCGATTCGGTAATCCGGTTGCTTGAAGATACCATCGAGCGTGAAGGGTATTCGGCTGAGTTTGAAATTCAGCGTTCAATGATTCGTCATCTCGGAACGAATGCTGAGTTCATGTTCTACGGCATCAAAAACAACCCGACGAAGATTAAATCGCTCGAAGGCATTGATATCTGCTGGGTGGAAGAAGCGGAAGCGGTAACAAAGGAATCATGGGATATCCTGATACCAACCATCCGTAAGCCATTTTCCGAAATATGGGTGAGCTTCAACCCGAAGAACATCCTCGACGATACCTATCAGCGATTCGTCGTAAATCCTCCTGATGATATTTGTCTGCTGACGGTGAACTACACCGACAACCCGCACTTTCCTGAAGTTCTCCGTCTGGAGATGGAAGAGTGTAAACGCAGAAATCCGACACTGTATCGTCACATCTGGCTTGGTGAGCCAGTAAGCGCAAGTGATATGGCAATCATCAAACGTGAATGGCTTGAAGCCGCAACCGATGCGCACAAGAAACTCGGATGGAAAGCGAAAGGCGCTGTTGTCTCTGCACATGACCCATCAGATACAGGGCCGGATGCTAAAGGTTATGCATCGCGTCACGGTTCGGTAGTTAAGCGCATTGCCGAAGGTCTGCTGATGGACATCAACGAGGGCGCTGACTGGGCTACTTCTCTGGCGATTGAAGACGGCGCTGACCACTACCTGTGGGATGGTGATGGTGTTGGTGCCGGGCTACGCAGACAGACAACGGAAGCGTTCTCCGGCAAGAAAATAACCGCCACGATGTTCAAGGGCAGCGAATCGCCATTTGATGAAGATGCACCATATCAGGCCGGAGCATGGGCTGATGAAGTCGTACAGGGAGACAACGTTCGCACTATTGGTGATGTGTTCCGCAATAAGCGAGCGCAATTCTATTACGCGCTGGCTGACAGGCTGTATCTGACATATCGGGCGGTTGTCTACGGTGAGTATGCAGACCCCGACGACATGCTGAGTTTCGACAAAGAAGCGATAGGCGAGAAGATGCTGGAGAAGCTGTTTGCAGAACTGACGCAGATTCAGCGCAAATTCAATAACAACGGGAAGCTGGAGCTTATGACTAAGGTCGAAATGAAGCAGAAGCTCGGTATTCCATCTCCTAACCTGGCTGATGCGTTGATGATGTGTATGCATTGCCCGGAGTCGGCTGCGCAACCCGACTATTCCAGTTACTCAATTCCTTGTGGTGTAGGTTGATATGGCAGAAAAAAAGATGACTGACTGGCATCGCAAGGTGCTGTGCAACTTTGATAATGCCTGGTCAGCAACGCAGGATATGCGTGAGCAGATTATTGAAGCTCAACGTTTCGTCCGGGTGTCCGGCGCACAGTGGGAAGGCAGCACAAACGCTGGTTACTCATTTGATGAAGGCAGGTTTGAGCATTACCCGCGCTTTGAGCTGAATAAGATTGCCCGTGAATGTGATCGCATCATTGGCGAGTATCGACAGAATCGCATCAGCGTTAAATTCAGGCCGAAGGATGACAAGGCATCGGAAGCGTTAGCCGAAAAGATGAACGGCAAATTCCGCGCTGACTATCAGGAAACATCCGGTGGCGAAGCGTGTGATAACGCATTTGATGATGCCGTAACGGGCGGATTCGGTTGTTTCCGCATGTGTGCCGATTACGAAGATGAAATGGATCCGAGTAACGAGCAACGCCGTATAAGCCTTCTCCCGGTTTACGACCCAGCGACATGCGTCTTCTTCGATCAGGACAGCAAGCAATATGACCGCTCTGATGCTATGTGGGCTTTGGAAATGTTCTCCATGACACCTAAAGCGTTCGAGGCTGAATACCCTGATTCCATCGCGGCAAGCCTTTCTCGTGATGACACTGGCACTCAATATGACTGGTCAACGCCCGATGCCATCTATGTTGGACGTTACTACGAAGTCCGCATAGAGAAGGTGAAGCTCACAGCATGGCGTAACCCTGTCAGCGGAGAAACGGCAATCTATGATGAAGAGCAAATCAAAGATATTGTCGACGAGCTGACCGATGATGCATTCGAACTGATTGGCGAGCGAACGGTGAAGAAGCGCCGCGTTTATTGCGGTCTTCTGTCTGGCGCTGAATGGCTGGAAGAACCGAAGCGTATTCCGGGCGAACATATTCCTCTCATCCCGGTATATGGGCGTCGCTCATTTGTTGATAATCAGGAGCGAATCGAAGGCCACGCAGCAAAAGCGATGGATGCACAGCGTCTTGAGAACCTGATGGTTTCTATGATTGCAGATAACGCTACTCAGGCTGGCGGTGATGGCATTCCTATCGTGGATGTTGATTTCATTCCCGGTCCATTAATGAATCACTGGGCAGAGAGGAATAAGAAAAGACCTGCAGTTCTTCCCATGACCAGCAAGAAGGACAAAAACGGAACGGTCATTTCAGAGGCTCAGGTTGCTGGCTGGACACCTCCGACACAAATGCCTCCTGCTCTTGCCGGGTTATTGCAGTACACCGGAACGGCTATTCAGCAAATTACAGGTGCGTCGCAGCTTGAGAACATGCCGAGCAACGTCGCTACCGATACCGTTGATAGCATTTTTAACCGGATGGACACGCAGTCCTATATCTACATGGACAACATGGCTAAATCCATGCGCCGCGCTGGCGTTGTGTGGCTTTCTATGGCGCGTGAGGTCTATGGCAGTGATACGCCGATGCGTATCGTTAATGAGGACGGCAGCGATGACGTGGCGCTGATGACTGGTGAAGTGGTTGACCGTCAGACAGGGCAGGTTATCGCGCTTAACGACCTTTCGCAGGGTAACTATGAAGTGACTGTCGATGTCGGTCAGTCGTTCGCTACTCGCCGTGATGCAACTGTTAAGTCGTTACTTTCCATGCTGGCACTTATCCCGCCGGGAACGCCGAAGCACGACCTTGTATCGTCGATGATTCTCGACAATATGGATGGCGAAGGGATGGACGACCTTAAAGAATACAACCGCAATCAGTTGCTTCTGTCTGGAGTTATCAAGCCGAGAACGCCAGAAGAGCAGCAGATGGTTGAGCAGGCGAAACAACAACAGGCCAGTCAGCCAGATCCGGCTATGGTTGCAGCGCAAGGTCAGCTTCTTGCTGGTCAGGCTGAATTGCAGAAAGCGCAGAACGAACAGGCAGCCATTCAGGTTAAAGCATTCCAGGCACAGACTGATGCTCAGGTTGCAGCGGCAAATGTTGTGAAAATCCTCGCATCTGCCGATAGCCAGCAGAAATCTGATATCCGTGAGGCTCTGAAACTGCTCGGACAGTTCCAGCAACAGCAAGGAGACAATGCCCGTGCTGATGCAGAGCTTGTCCTGAAAAGTCAGGCGCAGGGACATGCACAACGCATGGACATCAGCAGCATCCTGCAAAAATCAACCCAGCAACAACCACAGCAGTAATTAACCCATAACGTGCAATGGCTGTTTTTATGAGGCCTGGCACCCTATTGCCTTCCGATGGGCTGAACATCGAGTAAACAGGGGTAACAAATGGACCAGATGGCAGAAAACACACCAGAAGTTGAAATCGAAACCGACGCGTCAGAGCAGATTCCTGATGATGTCGAACTGGCTGAAGAAGTCGAAACAGAAGATGGCGGTGAGTCCTCTGGCAATGATGCAGAGGAAGCTACTGAAACTGATGACGACGAATCAGAACAGGAATTCTACTTTGGTGACGAAAAGCTGGATTCGCCAACCAGCGAAGATAGCGCAGAGCATGGACTGGTAAAACACCTGCGCAAGACGATTAAAGAGAAAGACCGCGAGCTGAAAGAGCTGATGCGTCAGTCTCAGAAACCCGTCGAGCAGCAGCCGGTAATCACTCAACCACCGCGAATGCCAAAACTGGATGATGAGGACATCGGTTTCGATGAAGAAATCTATCAGCAACGCATGGCTAAGTGGGCAGAGGATAACGGAAAGTACCAGCAACAGGAGATGGCTCGCAAGCAGAAGGAGCAGGAGCTTCAGGCTGCTTATCAAGAGCGATTATCCAAATATCAGCAACGTGTTAAGGCTCTCAAAGTTCCTGGCTATCAGGAAGCTGAGCAGGCCGTACTCGAGGAAATCCCCATCGAGACACAAAACGCGATCTTGTTTGAGTCAGAGAAGCCGGAAATCGTTGTTCTGGCACTCGGTCGCAACGCTGAACTGCGCAAGCAACTGGCAGAAGCTACCAACCCCGTAGCAATTGGTCGTCTGCTGGAACGTATCGAATCGAAGGCCAGAATCATGCCAAAAGCAAAAACCACGGCAGCCACAACCCCGACAGTTAAGGGGAGCAACGGCGCAGTAATCAACAACCTCGACAAACTGAAAGCCAAGGCGCTGGAAACTGGTGACTGGACGCCGTATTTCGCCGCTAAAAAGGCAAAAAAATAACCTATCGGAGCATTAAGCATGGCTAACCAATTAGCAAAAGACCTTGAAATCATGTTCGAAAACTACGTTGAAGGCTTTGAGGCCGCCTGCGTAGTTTCCCGTAACGCTAAAAAATTCCGTCCCGGTGATACAGCAATGCAGCGAGCAGGTGATGTTCTGTATCGTCCGCAGCATTACCACATGAACATTGAGGAAGGCCTAGACCTCAGCGGCAAAACGCCAACAGCACTGGTTCAGCGCCTTGTTCCTTCTGTGTTCAAGGAGCCGAAAAACATTCTGTACACTCTGGATGCGCGTGAAATGCGTGACCCGGAACATAAAACTGAAGCTGGTCGCGCCGCAGGTATGCGCCTTGCTGCACAGATTGACTCTGACCTGATTTCCATGGTTACGCAGCGTGCTACTAACGTGATCACGATGGCTGACTCAACCACAGGTTCACAGGGCCGTGATTTGTGGAACTGTGCGGCAGGTATTGATGCCACCATGACGGCGATTGGTGTACCTCAGGGTATCAACCGTCGCTCTTTCTGGAACCCCTTCAACTACAAAGACCTTGCTGGCGAGCTTGGTCACCGTGCCTATGCTCAGGGCGCAACCCTGACAGCATACGAAAAAGCGCAAATCCCTCCGGTTGCGTCCTTCGATAGCTACAAGACCGATATTTCTGGTCGTGTTCCGAAGGGTACAGCAACTTCCATTACGCTGGCAGCAGCACCTGCGCACAAGGTTGAAGCGAAAGATGCTAACGATATGCCAGTGGATAACCGGCAGGGGACCATTACGGTATCTGCTGAAGGTTTGCAGGTTGGCGATGCGTTTACCATCGCAGGGGTGAATTCTGTACACCAGATCACCAAAGATACCACCGGGCAGCCGCAGGTATTCCGCGTTCTGGCAGTAAGCGGAACGACAGTAACTATCTCCCCGAAAATTCTGCCGCCTGACAACGCGGATGTCGCCAGCCGACCATATGCAAACGTTGATGCTAATGCGGCAAGTAGCGCAGCAATCACCATTCTCAACAAAAATGCCGCACCGGCTAACCTGTTCTGGGCTGATGGTTCTGTTGAACTGATGTACGGCAAGCTGGCGTTCCCAACTGGTCAGGGTCCACAAGTAATGACAGCAACCACCGAGCAGGGCGCTACGCTGATCATGTCTTACGCCTTCGACCACATCAAAGGTGTAACCACTGCGCGTTTCACCACCCTGTACGGTTGCTCTGTACTTGTTCCTGAATATACGGGCATCGTTATTGCCGGGCAGTAATTTTGGTGGGGCTTCGGCCCCATTTTTATTGGGAGAAGACAATGGCACGAACAATGCTCTATAAGCCGGGCAACATGATCACCTGTGGTCAGTTTGCTGTCGATTACATCATTGTTGATGACGAAGAAGTTAAATCTCACCTGAAAAAAGGCTGGGTAAAAACTCCTGAAGAAACCGCAACGAAGCAAAAAGTGGCTAAGGCGGAAGAAGATGGCGAAAACGAAGGGTGATCTCGTTCTTAAGGCTTTACGAAAAGCCGGGCTGTATTCCAATGCCACGTTGACAGATGCCGACCCTCAGGCAATTGAAGATGCCATTAATGACCTCGAAGACATGATGGCAGCATGGCAGGCGAAAGGTATCGAGCTTGGATATCAGTTTGCGGATACAGAAAACGGCATCATGCCGTTACCTGACGATGATTCAGGTATCCCTGCATGGGCAAATGATGGCGTCGCTTTGAAGCTCGCTGTGCAAGTGTGCATGGATAACGTCATTCAGCCGTCAGACGCTCTCCTTGCCGCTGCTGACAGTGCATATCAGACAATCTGCATCGCTTTAACCAAAATACCACCACTTGAGCGGCGAAATGACATGCCTCGCGGTAGTGGTAACAAAAGCGCGTTTACGTGGAATCGGTTTTACATCGAGAAAGATGATCCGAGTACGTGAGGTGAATAAATGCCGATTCAGCAACTTCCGCTCATGAAAGGTGTCGGCAAAGACTTCCGAAATGCCGACTATATCGACTATCTGCCAGTGAATATGCTGGCTACACCCAAAGAAATCCTGAACAGCAGCGGATATCTTCGCTCATTCCCGGGCATTGCCAAACGCTCTGATGTGAACGGTGTATCGCGCGGCGTCGAGTACAACATGGCGCAGAATGCTGTTTATCGTGTGTGTGGTGGGAAGCTCTACAAAGGAGAAAGTGAAGTCGGTGACGTCGCCGGAAGTGGTCGCGTATCAATGGCGCATGGTCGAACATCACAGGCTGTAGGCGTTAATGGTCAACTGGTCGAGTATCGTTATGATGGCACGGTTAAAACCGTCTCAAACTGGCCTACAGACAGTGGATTCACGCAGTATGAGTTAGGTTCAGTTCGCGACATTACTCGCTTACGTGGGCGTTATGCGTGGTCAAAAGATGGTACTGATTCATGGTTCATCACTGACCTTGAAGACGAATCACATCCTGACCGTTACAGCGCACAATATCGTGCTGAGTCTCAGCCTGACGGCATCATCGGCATCGGAACATGGCGAGACTTCATCGTCTGTTTTGGTTCATCGACGATTGAGTATTTTTCCCTGACTGGTGCAACCACCGTTGGTGCTGCTTTGTATGTCGCACAGCCATCGCTGATGGTGCAAAAAGGCATCGCCGGAACTTACTGCAAAACGCCGTTTGCTGATTCCTATGCGTTTATCAGCAATCCGGCAACAGGTGCGCCGTCTGTGTATATCATCGGCTCCGGTCAGGTATCACCAATCGCCAGCGCGAGCATTGAGAAAATACTACGCTCCTACACTGCTGATGAACTGGCTGATGGCGTGATGGAATCGTTGCGGTTTGATGCGCATGAGTTGCTGATTATCCATCTTCCGCGTCACGTCCTCGTGTACGACGCATCTTCAAGTGCCAATGGTCCGCAATGGTGTGTGCTGAAAACAGGCCTGTATGACGATGTGTACCGCGCTATCGACTTCATTTACGAAGGCAATCAGATAACGTGCGGCGATAAGCTGGAGTCCGTGACCGGGAAATTGCAATTCGATATCAGCAGCCAGTACGACAAGCAACAGGAACACCTGCTGTTTACTCCGTTGTTCAAAGCGGATAACGCCAGAGTTTTCGACCTTGAAGTTGAATCTTCAACTGGCGTTGCGCAGTATGCTGACCGCCTGTTCCTCTCTGCAACTACTGACGGCATCAATTACGGGCGTGAGCAGATGATTGAGCAGAATGAACCGTTCGTTTACGACAAACGCGTTTTGTGGAAGCGTGTCGGGCGAATCAGGAAAAATGTCGGCTTCAAATTGCGCGTTATCACGAAGTCACCTGTCACTCTGTCTGGCTGCCAGATAAGGATTGAGTAATGGCTGATTCGAATCTCAATGAGCCGGTAATCATTCAGACTACACGACTCGACACATCAGTCCTTCCACGCAATATCTTCTCGCAGTCGTATCTGCTTTACGTTATCGCACAGGGCACTGATGTTGGTAACGTGGCTAACAAGGCCAACGAAGCAGGGAAGGGGGCTTATGATGCACAGGTGAAGAATGATGAGCAGGATGTCACCCTTGCAGACCATGAATCCAGAATTGAAGCTGCTGAAGCAACTCTCATCAATCATGAAAATAGAATTGCAGCAGCGGAAAGCACTCTTGCAGATCATGAAACAAGGATTACGGCTGCTGAAACAGAGCTGGCTGATCACGAGACGCGAATTGCTGCCAATGAATCTGAGTTAGCAAACCATGATGCGCGCATAACTCAGAATACAACTGATATCGACGCACTTGATACCAGGCTCACAGCGGCAGAGGGAAGTATTTCGACGCTACAAAGCACAGTTGGTGATCACTCAACAAGAATATCTGCGCTTGAGTATGCCACCACGCGCAAGAAATCAGAGGTTGTTTACTCAGGAGTATCAGTAACCATTCCAACAGCGCCGACCAACCTTGTTAGCCTACTGAAAACGCTCACGCCGTCATCCGGCACGTTGGCACCATTCTTCGACACCGTTAACAACAAGATGGTTGTGTTCAACGAGAACAAAACCTTGTTCTTCAAGCTGGCGATCGTCGGGACGTGGCCCAGCGGAACAGCCAACAGGTCAATGCAGCTAACCTTTTCCGGCTCTGTTCCTGACACACTGGTAAGCAGCCGCAACTCGGCGACAACGACCGATAACATCCTGTTAGCTACGTTCTTCAGCGTGGATAAAGACGGCTTTCTTGCCACAAATGGCAGTACGTTAACCATTCAGTCGAATGGTGCGGCGTTTACTGCCACAACCATCAAAATCATTGCGGAGCAGTGATGGAAATAAAGCTCATCGATAATCCGGTGAAGCTTGCAGAATTCCTCAACAACCCGGCAAACACGGGAAATATCGTAGACAGTGGAGATAAATACTACATCAAGCCTGATGCGGTATATCTCGGCATCTACGAAGGATTAGTGCTGGCTGGGGTTCATGAAGTGCGTAACTTCTGGCATAGCGTTGTTGAATGCCATGCTGTGTACGACCCCGGATTCCGAGGCGAATATGCACTGCAAGGGCATCGATTATTCTGCAAATGGCTTCTCGAAAACTCACCATTCCTTAACAGCATCACCATGGTTCCTGACATCACCAAATACGGACGGGCAATTATCCGTTTGCTTGGCGCTACCCGTGTTGGTCACCTTGATGATGCTTATACCAGCAATGGAAAGCCTGTAGGCATCACGATTTATCAGTTACCGCGCTCAAAATACGAGGAGCTAAAGAATGTTAATTTTCCAGATTGCCAATAAGCACCTCAGCAAAGCTGTTTACTGCAAAGGCGGCAGTGATGGCGGTTCAAAAGCCCAGGCACGCGCAACTGAAAAGGGTATCGAATTGCAACGCGAAATGTGGCAAACGAACATGCAGAACCTTGCACCGTTCACGCCACTCGCTCAGCAGTACGTATCACAGTTGCAGAATCTTTCCTCTCTTCAGGGGCAAGGTCAGGCGCTTAACCAGTATTACAACTCTCAGCAGTATAAAGACCTTGCAGGGCAGGCGCGCTATCAGAGTCTGGCAGCAGCAGAGGCAACGGGTGGATTAGGCTCTACAGCAACAGGAAACCAGTTGGCAGCAATCGCACCTACACTCGGTCAAAACTGGCTGTCAGGTCAGATGAACAACTACAACAATCTGGCAAATATCGGCCTTGGTGCTCTTACCGGTCAGGCAAACGCCGGACAGAACTACGCTAACAACGTCAGCCAATTGTATCAACAGCAGGCGGCAGCATCTGCGGCGAATGCTAACCGACCTTCAGGACTGCAATCAGCCTTGGGAGGTGCCATGAGCGGTGCGGCATCAGGGGCGATGATTGGCTCTGTGGTGCCAGGAATAGGTACGGCTGTTGGCGCTATTGGTGGCGGCATTATCGGTGGTCTTGGATCATTGTTTTAAGGTGGGAATATGGCTACTTGGCAACAAGGAATCAACTCAGGCGGTTTTCTTGCTGGTATCGGTGGGCAAAACTCAAATGCGCCAAAGGCAAGTGATGTAAGTGAGGCGTTGGCCTATATTCGCCAGAACAACGAAATGGAGCGTTCAGGTCGCAATAACATCGGCCTTCAGGCGTTGCAGGGACTTGGTAGTGTCGCTCAAACATATAAAGCCGCAAAGCAACAGGAAGCGGATGCTGCATTCCAAAAAGAATATGCGGCAGCCATCCAGTCAGGTGATCGACAGCAGGTGCGAGATCTGATGACCAAATATCCTGGTCAATTAGAGAAGATTCAGTCTGGTATGAAGTGGACAGACGAAGACCAGCGCAATTCTATCGGCACCTTAGCGGCTGGCGCTCGCCTTGCGGCATCGTCTCCAGAAGCGATGCAATCATGGCTGCAAAACAACGCCAAGGAACTGACTCGCGTCGGTGTTGACCCTAACAGCGTTGCTCAGATGTATCAGCAGAACCCTTCAGGATTTGGTGAGTTTGTTGATCACCTTGGAATGGCTGCTCTTGGTCCGATTGATTACTTCAATGTTCAGGACAAGATGGCTGGTCGTGAAATTGACCGAGGCAGGCTGACAGAGACAATCCGCAGCAATCAGGCTGGAGAAGCACTAACAGCGCGTGGTCAGGACATCCAGATACGTGGACAGAACATCAGCGCACAGAATGCTGCTCTTTCCCGCGAAATACAAAGAGCAGAATTACAAGAAAAGGCTCTGGACAGACAGATAGCCAGAGAAAGCAATCAGTTAAAGCTTGAAGAGCTAAAACAGAAACAGGCAGATGTTCGGCAAAAGGCTGACATAGCCCGCGCTGACAGGCAGGCCGCCGCTCAGGGTGCAGTTGATACGTTCAGCACCGCGCTTGATTCTCTCAACGAGATAGAGCAAAGCCCCGGCCTTTCAAAAGCAGTAGGAATTCGCTCAGCGTTTCCGACAGTCCCTGGCTCTGATGCGGCTAACTTTGAAGCAAGGCTCGACACCTTTAAAGCTCAAACATTCCTTCCTATGGTGCAGTCCCTGAAGGGTATGGGCGCTCTTTCAGATGCTGAGGGTAAAAAATTATCCGATGCGGTTGGTGCCCTAAGCCCCAAAATGAGTGAAAAGGCTTTTCGTGACTCTATCGGAAAGATTAGAAATCAGCTTGAAAGCAAGTTGAGCACTGTTAAAAAACAGTTTGATTATCAGGAGCCAGTACAGAATACGCCAGCGCAACAACCTACTACTGGCAGTAATTTTTCTTCACTATGGGGTGATTAATGGCTAAAGCATGGAAAGATGTTATCGCCTCTCCACAGTATCAGGCGTTAGCACCAGAACAAAAAGCGCAGGCTCAGGAGCAATACTTCAATGAAGTCGTGGCCCCGCAAGCCGGAGAAAATGCAGAGCAGGCTAAGCAAGCTTTCTATGCTGCCTATCCATTGCCATCTGTGCAGCCAGTGGATACACAGCAACCAGTAGCACAGCAACAACCACAGCAAAGTGGATTTATGTCTGATCTTGGTGAAGCCGTGAAAGAAACTGGTCGCGGACTGGTGCAGGCTGGCGTGAACGTGGCAAACATACCTGCATCAGTTGCCGATGCTGTAACAAGCGCGGCGGCTTGGGCTGGCGGTAAACTCGGAATTGGCGATGGGACATATCACCCAGCGCCACGAGTAACAACGCAGGGATTAGAGCAGGACTTTGGCCTTCAGCAAGGCGCGCTGACTCCACAAACTACAGAGGGCAGGGTATTTGCTGAGGCATTGCCTTACCTCACTCCTGCTGGCATTGAGAGAGCGGCAACACAGGCACCAACACTCGCTGGTAGAATCGCTCAGGGTGCAACTCGCCTTCTCGCTGAAAACGCAGTCGGGTCACTTGCTGCAAATAGTGCGAAAGATGATGCGGAAGCCCTCGCCACCGATTTAGGTGTTGGCGTTCTGGCAGGCGGCGCTATTAACGCTGCTGGACGTGGATTAGGTGCTGCTTATCGTGGCGTTAGTGGTGCTATTGCGCCAGAAGCGCAGCAGGCTATCAGATTTGCAGAGCGTGAAGGAGTTCCTCTGCACACCACAGACCTGTTACAGCCTACTTCCCGCGTCGGGAAAATGGCGCAGACGACAGCGGAAAATATCCCCCTGGCTGGCACAAGCGGAATGAGAGCAACGCAACAGGAAGCGAGAAGCCAGTTGGTGCAGAGATTTGCTGATAAATTCGGTGAGTATGATCCAGCTGTTGTTATTGACAGCCTTAAAGCGAAAACATCAGGAATTCGTCGTGCTGCAGGGAACCGTCTTGAGCAGGTTCAGAATGCAATGGCGGGAGTCAATATCCAGCCTGCGCGAGCAATTCAGCAGATTGATACTGAGATATCTAACCTGCAGAAGCTTGGTAAGGTTGCTGATAACGAGACTATTTCAAAACTTCAATCATATCGTGATGAACTTGTTCGCAATGCTGGTCCTGATGGTCCGGTAAATCTGGATTTGAAGCAATTAAGCGACCTGCGCAGCCAGTTCAGAATGGACGTGAAAGGTGAGCGACCAGTGTTACCAAACCGTTCCGATGCTGCCATTCAGCGCGTTTACAAGGCAATGACCGACGATATCAATGGTGCCATTGGTCAGAATCTTGGCAACGATACTCTCCGTAAATATCAGCAGGCCAATGCCGTCTACGCTGACGAAGCGGCGAAACTAAAGAATACCAGGCTGAAGAATGTTCTCATGAAAGGCGACCTGACGCCGGAAGTTGTCAACAACATGCTATTCAGCAAGAACAAATCGGAAATTAAGACTCTGTATAACTCAGTTGGTCGTGTTGGCAGGACGCAAATGCGCAATGGCATCATTGGAAAGGCGATGGAGAAATCTGGCGGATCCCCTGACCAGTTCCTTCGGCAGCTTAACATCCTGCAAAACCAGACTGGCATCACATTTAAGGGGCAGGACGCTGCTTATCTGAAAGGATTAAAAAACTACCTGCAATCCACGCAGCAGGCTGCAAAAGCGGCAGTAACAACACCCACAGGGCAGCAAACTATCCCGTTCATAATTGGGTATGGGACGGCAATGAACCCGGCTACAACTGGCGCAGCAGTAAGCTACGGACTTCTTACTCGCGCCTATGAGAGCGAGCCATTCAGAAATGCAATGCTCCGAATGGCAAACACCCCACGCGGATCAACAGCGTTTGAGAAAGCCATGCAGCAGGCGCAAAAGGCCATTAACGCCCTTACTCAGGGGGCTAAGTCTGATGCGTTGTCAGAATAGCTTTTCAAACACCAGGAACGTGCAAAAACCAAATATGTAGAACGCGAGGTTTATCGTATCCCTCTGCATAGGCGATACCTTTGCTGATTGTTATCTGATGTTACTGCTACTGTTGCATGTGACTGTATTTCCAAACCCTGAATTGCAGTTTGTGAAGTGTCAACGCGTGTTGGGTAAGGTTGAGTTATAACAGGCTGGCGCGCTTTTTGCTCGATAGCTTGCATTGTGTTTACAGCCTGATAATTCAATAAAGCCTGCTGGAATGCTTGGCTTTGTGCTATTTGTTGGGCTTGTTCTTGGCTTTGTAATTGAACATAAAGATTCTGAAGCTCAAGTCTTGCCTGCGCGTCACTTATCTTGCCATCATCGACACCTTGCCCGAGCATCTTCGCAGCAAGGACATATAACTTAGGTGTTGGTGCTGATGCCATGCGTGAGTCGCTCTTCACGCTAGCATCAAGGCAATTAGCCATATCGCTAAGCTTTGGATAGCGTTGTTCGCAACTTGCCTGATAGTCGCTAACCTTTGCACACCCTGCCAGCAGAAGCGGGATAATTAACAGTGATTTTTTCATATGATTAACTCTCCTTATCTTTGCCATCATGGCACTGTTGGGTGTAAATGAGTTATTAACTCAATCGACAATATCTTCACGAAAATACTTTTTATTATTAAGATCTTTCTGATTCTAACAAAACGGAAAGTAATATGAAGAGGATTATCGGCGTCGTTGCTGGCGCTATATTGTTATCTGGGTGCGCAACTATTGTTGGTGACGAAACACAGCTTGTGCAAGTGAACAGCAATCCTTCCGGTGCGAGCTTTAAGGTAAAAGACGAATCAGGCGTGATTGTTGCGCAAGGTAAGACCCCGCAAGGAGTAACTCTTGCCAAGTCAGATGGTAGTTATTTTGGCAAAAAGAGCTACCAGATCACTATGGAGAAGGATGGGTACGAACCAGTTACCCTGCCAATCAAAGCCAATGCTAATGGTTGGTATATTGGTGGAAACCTTGTGTTTGGTGGGTTAATTGGTTGGCTTGCTGTAGATCCATTTAATGGTGGGATGTATACCTTGAAGCCTAAAGAGGCAAATGCATCCCTTATACCGTCAACAAAGCACGACTAATAAATGGAACCCACCATCAGGTGGGTTTTTTGTACAAATCCTTCAGCGTATCAAACACCATCTTCTTAACAAGTTCGGACTGCTCATCAGCGATGCGTTCCGCATCGTCTCGATAGCCTGAAATTTTGGATGGCTTTGATACAGCATCAGTCACTATCTGAACTAATTCTGAATTAAGAGAGCGGCCATTGGATTTGGCTCGCTGTTTTAGTTTTTCCTTTAATTCGTAAGGTAGCCGCAGATTAAATTGCGGGTCATCTCTTCCCATTCTTGATGCCTCGCTTTTGTGAGTGGATCGGCATCTTATTATCTGCTGGTTGCATCCTCAATAAAACCACAGTGGTCTCTTTGTTTGATTAATAATGCATCACTGTAGCAATGCTGCGGCGATTCCTTGTATCTGGAGCAAATTAAATGACAGACATTACAGCCAATGTTGTAGTGAGTATGCCTTCGCAACTCTTCACTATGGCTCGTTCTTTTAAAGCTGTAGCCAATGGCAAAATTTATATTGGTAAAATTGATACTGACCCGGTAAATCCTGAAAACCAGATTCAGGTTTATGTAGAGAACGAAGATGGATCTCACGTTCCTGTTTCTCAACCAATCATCATTAACGCTGCTGGATATCCGGTATATAACGGACAGATTGCCAAGTTCGTAACTGTGCAAGGCCATTCTATGGCTGTTTATGATGCGTATGGTGCGCAGCAATTCTATTTTCCTAATGTGCTGAAGTATGATCCAGACATGTTTCAGCAGAAACTAAATCAGATTGACGGGGTATCGTATTTAGGAGGTGGTAATTATACAGACATACGTTCATATAATGGCACAAATGACAAAATAATCTGTTATGGAAGAAATAATTTGTTCGATGGCGGTGATGGGGTGTTCTATGCTGACCCAACAGATACGACATCAGAAGATAATGACGGAACAATTCTTGTAGGTTTTAACGGTAGAAGGTGGAAGAGGGTTTACGGGAATGAGGTTTCACCGTCATGGTTTGGGGTTACAGGTGATGGTGTAAGCGACGATAGCGATGCCTTACAGAATGCTTTAAATATCGCAAAGATAAACGGATGTTTGAATTTAACTTTTCGTAGTGAATGGCTTATAAAAATAACAAAAAAAATAATGATATACTCAAACACAAGTTTACATCTACGAGGTGCAACTATTATTCGTGCTTTTGATAATTCAGACACAGGTGTAAATACATTTGCTTGCATATACACATCTGAAGTCGAATGTGGTAATAATATATCTGTATTTGGTGGTGTTTTTAATAACAATGGCAATATATACAAAAACCAAGCCAGTATATTTGAATTTGTTTTTACTAATGGGATTATATTTCGGGATTGCACATTCCTTAATGTTTCAGGGGCGCATGCTATAGACTTGTCTCGCGTGAGAAATGTTAATATTGAAAACTGCCGTTTTATGGGGTTTATGGATTGGGCAGGTAACAGAGGTTTTTCAGATGCTATTCAGATTGAAACACCATTGTCCAGCAATGATAATATCGCTAGCATTAAAGTGTCTGGTTGTTATTTTGGACCGTCAGAATCTCTACCGTCATGGGCTGTTGGCGTAGGGAATCACGGTTCAACAGATGGAGCGCAGCCAGTTATTGATATAAAAATCCACCATTGTACTTTTGATGGTAATTCTTATTCTGGCATTCGTGGCTTTTCTAGGTGGGAAAATGTTGACATTGGTTCAAACACATTTATAAATTTCACTAATCCAGCAATAATATTTACCGGGAGGAAAGTAAGCACAACTCTTCGGGAAACATCAAGAGATGTGTGTATACATCATAATACATTTAAAAATTGCACTGGAAAGTCTGTGATATCATGCCTTACACCAACATTTATTGAGAGCGGATTGGAAGGTAGTAGAATATTTCACAGAGACTGGAGGATATCAGGAAATAATTTTGAGTCCTGTGATGGCTTCATTCTTGATATGAGATGGGTTGACGGAGTTTCCATCACTGGAAACACAGTCGATTCATGTAATGGGATATTCCTTAGAGGGAATTACATTGCTAATGTGATTGCAAGCAACAATAAAGTTGATACGGCTAAGGCGATATTCTATATATTTGAGGATGATGGCGAATACAAAGGAACTTTGTTAAGTAGAAACATATCAATTGTAGGTAATACAGCAATGAACGGAAGAAGAGCTGTCCATATTAACTGCGAATGCCACGGATTCACTGTGACATCAAATTCATTTGAATCTGTAGCTGGAGACGCAGTTATAGGTATTGATTCATCTGCTAAAAATGGTGTGATTAGTAACAACTGTTATCACAACTCGATAAGCAATGAGTTTTTTGTAGATGTAACAGCAAGTTGCTCAAATATTATTGTTGCAGATAACGTTTACCCTCCTGCTAACATTGTTAGGAATTTAGCCACAGACGTTAGTTACAGTATAATTGCTGGCACTGGAAATCCTGAAGGAGTACAAATAGCCACACCTGGAAGCGAGTATCGAGATATCGTAAATGGAAGACTCTACATCAAAGAATCAGGTCGCTGGAATTCTGGTTGGGTGGTGAAATGAAGAAAACAATATGTAACTATACATTAGTTTTATGATTACCGTAATGAACATTATAGTGATTGTGAGGGAACTGAAACACACAAAGCTTTGCACTGGATTGCAAGGCTTTGTACTATCCGATAGTGGTTAAGGTGGATCACTCCACCTTTTCATCAATCCAGTCCGCCCACCACTGCATCATTTCTCTGCGCTTATCGAGATACTGAGCATGGTTGTAAATCCCTCGCACAGATCCGCCGTTGGCATGTGCCAGTTGCACTTCAATAGCGTCAGCAGGCCATTCGTGCTCGTTCATAATCGTGCTGAATTCATGCCTGAATCCGTGACCGCTTTCCAGACCTTCATAGCCGATTTGTTTGATCACAAGCAGTACCGCGTTCTCGCAGATTGACTTCTTCTTATCGTTGCGCCCGGCAAAAACAAACTCTGATACTGGTTTGGTGATTGAGCTTAGCGTAGTGAGAAGTTCAACCACCTGGTCTGACATCGGGACCACATGAATTTTGCGTCCCTTCATCACATTGGCGTCGATGGTGATAATTCTGTTTTCAAAATCGACGTTCTTCCATAGCATGGAACGAAGCTCTTTCGTTCTTAGGGCAGTGTAGCGTAAAACCTTGGTGGCAATGAGCGATACGATACTTCCTGAAAATGTTGCCAGTGCTTTATTGAATGCCGGGATCTGGTCTGCAGGAAGAAACGGGAAGTTCTTCTTGCGGTACCCCTTCATGGCGTCAGCAAGGTCAGGTGCCGGGTTATATTTAGCCCTGCCGGTGACAATAGCGTAACGGAAAACCTCGCCGCATCTTCTGCGGGCTTTGTTGGCTCGCTCCATTGCACCGCGATCTTCAAATCTGCGGATTACTTCCAGCAGTTGCATCGGCTCAATATCCTGAATCTCAAGACCGCCGATGATGGGTAAAATGTCGTCATCAAACATTTTGGCAAGTTCAGTTGCATAGCCTACTGACCAGACTTGCTTCTTGTGCTCGTACCATTCCTTGTAAATGGCACTAAAGGAATTGTTGTTAGACGAAGCCTTTTTCGCTTTTACCGGATCGATGCCAACCGAGATGTCTTTCCTCGCGGTCCATGCTTTATCTCTTGCCTCCTGCAAAGTCATTAGCGGATATTTTCCTACGGTCAGGATTTTCTCCTTACCGTCAATCTTGTAGCGAAGCTGCCATACCTTTTTCCCTGACACAGGGACATAAAGGTACAGGCCATTACCATCGAGTAGGCGGTATGGTTTTTCTTTCGGCTTTGCTGCTTCAATCTGCTTAACGGTGAGCATGGGTAAAAATCCGGTGGGTAAAATTATTTTATCCACTTTTTACCCGTCATGGAGTGCGGCTGTCAACGATCTGACGCGAACCATGACGAACTGTGAATCTACGGAAGGCTTGATATTCAGGGGATTTTGCGGACTGGTACGGATTGGAGCGAACTGATAAATGGTGTCCCCTGCAGGAATCGAACCTGCAATTAGCCCTTAGGAGGGGCTCGTTA